AGTATTCTGGTCACCAGTAGTAATCGCAGTACCAGCTTCATCACCCACAACTGTATTGAAGTTACCGCCAGATGCTATTGAGTTACCTGCGTTGACACCGAATCGGACATTAGAGGTTCCTGCGGTTGGGGTGGATAGTGAGCCGTCTGCGGCTATAGTAAATCTATCAGCGTTACCTGCTCTTAAATTTAGAGTATCGTCAGCATTGTCATAATTAATACCGCCAAAATTAGTGTCTCCAGAATCTCCAAAATCAATAAAAGCTACATGAGATGTACCTGCGGATATGTTCATTCCTGTTATGCCAGTACCAGTAATGTTCATACCAGTACCTAAACTAGCCACGCCTGTAACAGTAAGCGTAGTTGCCATATTCACAGCACCATCAATGTCAACGACATCAAGGTTAGTAGTGCCGTCTACGTCTATGTCGCCTGAAATGTCTAAGGACGTTCCTGTTAATACTCCTGTCACACCCAGCGTTCCGCCAACGGTCATATCGTCCGTAACAGTTAGATCATCGCTAACCGTTAAATCATCAACCACTGTGGCTCCAGCTAAGTTAACCGCAGTAAGTAAATCGTGGACCACGCCGCCCGAACCTAGACCATCCGTTGCAATAACCTTGGTCTGTCCCGCTGGAATAACAACATTTGCTCCACTACCGCAGGTAAAAGTTAAAGCCGCAGATGTTGCGTTATACATAAACCAAGTTTTGGAACTTGTGTTTGGCAGAAGTGTTACCGTACACGCTTGACCGCCACCTGTGAGTTTTAACCCAAGGCACCTGTCCGCATCTGCTGCACCGTCCGCAATTGTAATGTTATCTGTCGAGGCATTTGCAATTGCTCTGGTTCCCCAGGCAACCGCTTGGCCTATTAATTCTAAATTTGTATTTGTTGTATCACCCCATGTACCAGATTGTTCGCCTGAACCTATTTCTTCTAATCTGAGGTTATTAACGTATGTACTAGCCATTTTATATTCCTATGCTCCTATTGTAGCGTATTCTATAGTTTCCCAGCCTGGAGTTTGAGATGGTGTGATTGTAGTATAACTTGTAACTTGCGATGGCACAACCTCTCCCCAAGTAGATCTTAAAGATCCTATAAAACCTGTCATTGATGTCATTTCAACAGGCACATTTGCGTGACCTGTTATTGTAACCGAACCAATGGCACTTGTCATAGTTACCATAGTATTCGTGGTAAAGAAACTACCTAAAGATGTTGTGCCTGCAACGCCTGTAACAGAAACATTAGCTATACCTGTAACAGTTACAGAACCAACTGATCCAGTAGCACTGGTGCCAGTAACACCAATTACACCGTCGCCAGTAGTCGCAACACCAGTAATAGCCATAGTAGCAGTTACCGGGAAGGCAACATTAGTATTCCAAGTGCTGGTGTTCCAACCTTGTATGGAACTGTTCCAGCCTTGAAATGCCGCTACATTATTGATCGACATTAGGCTATCCTAATTATCGCATTACTCGCATCAGCTGTTGGAAAAACAATTGTAAAATCGCCAGAACTGGCCGCTTTATCTGCACCAAAGTCTAACACACAAACTGTCGGGTCGCCACTAGCTGCTTCATTATATATTAGAGCACCGCGCACTGCCGAGATAGTTACGTTAGAAAACACCTCGTCTGCAAAATCTGTTAACGCAGTAGTGCTACTTGCTGTTGGTGTAACACTGGTCAGAAATTGACCTTTCGCTGTATAATTTGTGCCGCTAATTTCATTACTTGACGTATATGCAGTGGTTGCCGCCGTAAAACTTGCACTGTTGGTGTACATTGCAACCTTAAATTGATCGCTTGCTGCTGTAAAATTATGAACACCTTTCATTAGTTCTACTTTGAACGATGTACATAAAAAATTTCCGCTAAAAGCCATTACATTCTCCTTATATATTCTGCTAATTTAGGGTTTCCAGAATCTTTAATTGCATTATATACAGTAGTTCTATCACTTTTAATAGCCTGATGCATATAATTTGCAACTATCGCTTCTACTTGTTTTCTGTAAGCGTGAGCTTGGTCTTTAATAGCAGGAGGCGCGTTCTCAGAAATACCTATAATTCTGTTCACACAACGAACCGCTACTTCTTCTGGAGTGAACCCTCGATTGTCTGTTGTTTCTACCGTAACGGCAAAATCATTTGACATACTAAGTGAGTTTGTTAACATTAACTTTTCTGCCTTCTAATTTGACCAGTTCGGTACTCATCAGATACTTCTTCTGCTTCTCCAAAATTCTTTAGTCTTGATATTGCTTCTCCAAATCTAGAATTGTACATAGCCATAACGTCTTGTTCCCCCTTCATGTATGTGCTTGCCTCAATCAATGTACCGTATAACAACGCTATCTCTGCATTTTCACTCATCCAACTAATAGTTGTATCAGCCCCTGTAGAAGTTACAGTAGTTGTTGCTCCACTGGTTGTACCAGTAATCGTTTCACCATCTGTAAAAGTACCAGAAGGAACTAATATTGATAATGTAGTTGAGCTTAAAATAGCTTTAATAGTAGAAACTACGCCACTTGTGCCGCCAGTAATCGTTTCACCAACGGTGAAACTCCCGGTTGCTCCAACTGTTAATACAAGCAAACTCTCCGTCAAACTAGCTGGTCGATAAAAGTAACTTAATGTCGTTGTGTATGCTGCATCAGGAGTAGGGCCGATAAGTAAGTTATTAACGTCAAACTGTGCATAATACTTAGGAGTACCTGTAGTAGCTGGATTTGGATTATACGTTTGTACATAATCTAAGTCCTTGAACATCAAGAATACATAGTTGCTACTATTTGTAATACTTAGAGAAAAAGGAGCTAAAAAGTCAGACGGAACATTTAAGAATTGATTACCACTAGCCATTATTCCAGCCGCGTTTTTTTGGAATTCGTTTAATTGTACAGATTTCAATACTCTTTCTTCAGCCAACTCTACGAACATCCCCATGTTTGCAACAAAGGATGCTTCATCGTTTTGAGTATAGTCCTGAACAGATTCGCGTAATGTTGTGAATGTAAAGCTCATTATGTTTGTACCTCAACTTCTCCTATTGAACCTATAGCTACCAGATTATTTGGAGGATTAATACCATTATCAGTGCTGCCCCCTACAGGGTTCCATCCCCATTGGATATTTCTTTGTGCTACTAGGTTTTGTTCTGGTCTAGGGTTTTTTAAAGCTTCAGGATCAGCTTGTACTTTAGCTGGCGATAATTGAGGATGTTTTGGCTCATATTCATCTTCCCCAACAAGAAATCCATTCCACTCTTTACGCATATCTCTTAGACGAAATCTAAAACCAGAACGGTCTGATATTCCGTAAGCATTTGCATCTGAAGCGTATCGACCCATCTTATCCTCTACTTAAAACTTTTTAACAAACTCAAGACCCGCACCCGTTACGTTTCCGTTTATATCCATTTTTACTCTAGTGCCTAAAGAACTATTCTTAGTGCCAAAAGGATCTTTCTGCGTGTAAGTTACACCGCCACCACTAATCCCAAGACGCCTAAGAACCTTGCCTCCTGGTATGTTAGAAAGAATATTTCCTGTGTCTAAACTAAAGTTTTTAGTGTAATCTGCCATTATACCCTCAAATAACTGATACTAGGTTGTAGTTTAAGCGATACCGCTTCTTCATCTTCTTGCGCCGCTCGTAAGAACTCTTCTTCATATAGAGCTTTTAAAATCTGTACACGATCTGGAGCTTTCTTAACAGAAAGATAGTATGCTAATCCAGCAATCATACAGGGATAAAATCTATAAGGTAGGTCAGTAGTATTTACCAATGCGTCAGCGTCTTCAATGCGTTTAACAAAATAATACCTAAGTTCATCTGTACTGTTTTCTGGTGTAGGCCAAACACTAACTGTTGGAGTAATTGATCTTGCAAAATAGTATTGAGTAGGCCGACCAGTAGTAGATTTGTTTGGAATATTTAAATATTCACCCCTAGAAATAGAGTTAATAGTTATGTCTGAGTTATCTCTTCTAATAACAACATCAAGTAAATCCCCTACGGACTGAGCATCCTCTAGTGATGGAGAAGAAGTAACTGTAGTGGTTGCAGCACTTGTTCCGCCAGTAATAGTTTCATTAGCGGCAAAAGTAGCCGTTGGCACAGATATGGTTACAGTTGTACTAGATGGTTTTGTTAGAATAAATGCCGTAGCTCCGCTTGTTCCGCCAGTAATGGTTTCCCCTACAGTAAAGCTGGTAGATGCACCTATTGTCATTGTTATTGTACCAAGAGGATATTCAATTACTCCAGACGCAACTGTTTGAGAAGCAAACTTTATTGTCCATAAGTTAAGGCCCCGGTTAGCCCATTCAGCAAACAAGATATTTAAAGATCTTCTAGCTGTCTTGGCTTCGTATCCAGTTCGTATTTCTATGCCACAACGCTCATAAGCCTCTTCTATAATATCAGAGACGTCTAATTGAAAATCTGTTGAACCTGAAGTTGCCATCAGACTTTACCTTTCTTTTTCTTAGTTTTTCTAGGCTTCCCCTTGTCGGTTCTAACTTTTCTTTCTACCACGGTTTTTTCTATTGGTTTTTCTTTTTGAAAGATACTCAATAGTCTTTTTAGAAACTCTTTCATTTTTCTTCCTTCGCGACGGTGATTTTGTAATTTGTTTCGCCATTTGAGACCGAGCCATAGTCATTGGATATTTTCCTTCTAATAAAATCTTCCCACAAAGGTGTGATCATTCGATGGTTCTCAGACACTTTAAAAGAAGTTAATTCGCTTGTTTTATCAAGCGAAATCAGGGTGAAGCACATCCAAGACATTACACCTGTAATAAAAACAACAATGACACTAGAAAATATTTGTTTTAACATTAACGACATTTCCACCGCTTTCTAGCTTGCCTTAAACGGCTGTTTGGATCTTTAGCCGCTTTTGGAAACTTTTTCATTTGACCAGCAGATCGAGCACAATATGACTTACGTCTTTTTGCATCTTTACTGCCTGCCTTCACCTTACCAGTAACAGCCGTCTTTAACTTACTGCCAGGGTTCTTTCTTCTATAAGACTTAACACCCGCTTTAGTCATTCCCGCACCACTTTTTGTGGGACGAAAGTTCTTTTTATTACGAGCAGGCATTTCTCCTTTAGAAGCCATCTTAAATCCTATGCGTGGTAAAACATCATCAAATCAACTGTGCCAACGATAAAAGTAACAAAACAACCGTCTTTAAATAAAACACCATCAGAAGGAACAAAAGGATCTTCTGATGAACTATCTGTTCCTATCGTTCTAGCCTGTATAAGTTCTGTGCCAGTTCCACCTTCATTCCTGATGTTTAGAGTTCCTGCTGTGCCACCAGAATAAACTGAAAAACCTTGAAGCCGACATCTGCCCGCAAAAACTACACCTAAAGCGTTGTTGTTAATACCTGCTGATACGTTTCCTGCTGGGTTGCCAACTGCTGTTATACTTGCAATTGTTTTAAAGTACCCAGAGCTTGTTGCTGTTCCAGCATTTGCTCCAGTTAAGTTCTCTGTAAGAGCAGAACCATTTACATCCGTACCAACTATATTAAATGATTTTGAAGAATCATTTCCTGCTGATAAAATTGTTACCTGTCTTCCAGAAGCATTTGTGACACTTCCGCCATCAGCTAAAGCACCGCCAATTACTAGAGCCGCGTTGTTACCAACGGAAGCCGCTACTGATATTCCGTCTGCGTCTAAAGCTACTTCATCGCTAATAATGACTGGGGTTACGTCTGATACCATTTCAATCTCCTATAAGAAAGGCGGGGCGTTAACCCCGCCAAATTAAACATTAGGCTGCGAAAAGAAACGTACCAGTAGTACCCGCGCCAAGATGCTGAAGGTTGTACGAGACATTCCATTTTCCTACTGTTGTGCAAGTAAAGTAGATGTAAGAACCAATGCTCATTAAATTTGTTGTCGCGTTTGCAGGAGTGAACTTTAACAAAGTTTCTCCAACAGTAGACG